TGAAATCTATCTTAAAATCTATAGAGGCAGCAGTTCGCTTAGGAAGCTGCTCAACCGACAGATGTACAATGTCGGGAAGGGCTATTGTGATGATGGAAAGCTGAAATACACTAAAGTCGGAGGCCGCTGTTCTGGTGATATGAATACTGCTCTCGGAAATTGTATAATCATGTGCGCTATGGTGTACTGTTATGCTAAATTAAAGGGAGTTGAAGTCAAACTAATGAACAACGGAGACGACTGTGTGGTCATGATGGAACGTGAGGAACTGGCAACCTTCTCAGTAGGGTTGAAGGAATGGTTTCTTGCGTTAGGGTTCCGTATGGAAGTAGAACCCCCCTGTTATGACATAGAAGAGATCGAATTTTGTCAGATGCATCCAATCAACACTGTCAATGGTTGGACTATGGTACGTAATATACCAGTTGCTCTGCACAAGGATACACTATGCCTACTGCCTCTCCGTAACGAAACGGAGATGCGTGAATGGCTAGGGGCTATTGGAGACTGCGGTATATCCCTCACCCGGGGAGTTCCAGTCATCAATGAGTTTTACAAGGGTTTGAAAAAGAACGGCACGATGAGGACGAAATTCGGTGAGATGCTTTTGCTACATTCGGGTACCGCCCGAATGCGGGAGGGTATTGATCGCACGGAGGAAGAGATCAATGCTGACGCTAGATATGGAGTATGGAAGGCCTGGGGTATCCTCCCTGACCACCAGGTTGCTCTCGAAGCATATTTTAGCACTTTAAGTGCTGAATATGATGGTTCGGTAGTAGGATCTTATGATGAGATTCCAAATCCAATACTCTTTTGAGTTTTAAGCTCTGACCAAACGAATTTCCGAAGTACCATGAAATCAAAACAACAACAAGTTAAGCCAAATATGAAGAACCAGACTTCTACTGGAACGGCACCCACTAAGCGTGGGCGCAAGAAGTTGAAACCTGGCGCACCCAGCACCAAAGTAGTGCCATTACCACCCATCTATCGCATGAAGGGGGATGAAGTAGCATTGCGTCTCAAAACTAGTCAATCACTATCCAATTCCGTTACTAATGGATCTAGTTGGATTTTGGGATTAGGACCAGGCACAATCGCTGCATCAGGGTATTTCGCATTGGGG